CTCTACCTCTGATTCCGGTTCCGATAAATCAACGGCCATTGTGCCGATGGACTGGCATGACAAAGGATACGGTGCGCTGTTCACGATGGAGTCCAACGAGGTTCTCTTTGAGTTCGTGATGCGCGACGTTAAAGTAGTCGGCCCCAAAACCGTAACCCGAATCGATGATCGATTTTTGGCGGTATGCGAGCCGGACTCGATGACCATTACAGGCGTAGCTGGCGACAGGGCCGGATCAGTCGGCGCGGTAGTTGAAAAGAACAACGTGATCCTTTCAGCTTGGCCATTGTCTTTCTTGAGGCCCAAAAAAGTTACTTTGAAGTTGACCGGAGTTCGTAAAGGATTTAAGCATCTTGATATGCCTGAGCGTAGCAGAGAGCAATTCATCGCTAACGAGAAGTTTATCAACTCAGCCTATCCTAGAAAGTAATGTCGTTACCTTGTGAAGCACAAGCTACCTCTTACGATGCAGGCGGAAATCCAGTAGGGGTAGCTATTGACTTCGACTGGGATCAGAACAGAGGACTTTACACAGATGCCCCTACCGACGAAGATGAGGATACTATCCAATGGAACGGAGTTGGTTGGATCTACACTACGTCCCTCGGAGACGTATACGTAGGAGGGACGGACGCAGATGATCCGTCAGGTGATTACGTAGACACTTCTTCCGGTTCTTCGTCTAGCGCACTTACCATCACCGTAACCACTAGCGGTTCGACTTGCAATTACAGCAGCGACAGCGACAGCGACAGCGACAGCGACAGCGACAGTGACAGCGGTTCCGCTAAGAGTAGCTCATCAGTATCAGAAGGAGAAGGCTCACCGTGAAAAACCTAACAGACTGGTTTGACCGCGTTTACGTGATCAACTGCGCCCATAGACTGGATCGTCTTGAGGAGACCAAGAGGCATTTGGAAGAAACCGGAATGGCTAATAATGACTGGGTCCACTATTATCCGGCTATTATCGGCGACTGGACAACCTGTCCGGCGGACTGGGGTTCCGGCAGAGGGGCGTGGGGTTGCCTGCGTTCGCATCAGAGAATCTTAGAGGACGTAATCCACGACAGGGACGGGAACGGGAACCCGAACCTTATGAACGTATTGGTGCTGGAAGACGACGTAATCTTCAAGGACGACGCGCTAGAGAAGCTTAATGAGTTCATGGAGAACGTGCCGGATGACTGGGGCCAGATTTACTTAGGTGGACAGCACCGAAGGAAAAAAGGCGATACGGACTCCCCTAACGTGGTAATTGGTAACTCGGTTAATAGGACGCACGCTTACGCTGTGAACCAGCCTACTTTCACGCAGTTCTACCGCCACATCTCCTACGCGACGGACTATCGAGACACGAACAAGCATATTGACCACCAGCTTGAGCTAGCGCACCGCCGCAAGGACTGGCCCGTTTACTGCCCGAAAGACTGGATCGTGGGCCAGCGAGCAGGTTCGTCGAATATTAACGGTAAAATAAACGAGACCAAGTTTTGGTAGTGTGGATAAAGAGTGGACAAACGGTAATCGGTTTTGTAAAGATATTTAGACAATGAGACTTATTGTTACATTTGCTATCGGAGGGATGCCTTGGGTAGGGGCGTCCGTAGCTTCCATGCGTGCTTATGCAAGTAAAGTAGGCGCAGACTTTCACGAAGTAAAGTGGTTCCCTGATGAGTCGGGTAAGCCGTATAACAACAACCCCGTATGGGCTTTTGTTGACTTCTTGAAGAGGTTTCGAGAGCAAGATTATTACAAGGAATTGTTGGTGTTAGACTGCGATGTTCTGATTTTACCAAGTTGCCCCGATCTTTTTGAAATGGATGGAGACCTGATATGTTCATCAGATCAAGCATGGCCGACGAAAGACGGTAGGTATAAGAAATGGGTCGCTAAATACTTCCCCGAAAGCACAGAGAACGCTTGCGGCGATGGAGATCCTTACTTCAACGCTGGTATATTACTGTTCCGTCTAGAGGCTCTCCGCACCCTCAACCTCGAACCACCATACCCCGATGAAATGGGCTACGATCAAGATTTCTTAAATATGAGGACATCGGAAGCGGGAATTAGCATTACTTGGGTCGGTGAGGAATACAATCAACGTAACGTGGACGACCGTCAATGGACTCTCGCCAACAATCATATCTTGCACTTTGTAGGCGGAGGCAAGGCAAGATTGATGGATTACGCTAATTTCTTAGGAATAGGGTAGGTAGCTAGAAATAAATTAAATATTTATGAAAATACAAGCAATATTATTTATGTGTAATGATTTTGCAAGGGCGAAATTTACACTAGAAAACTTTATAAAATGGAACCCACAAATCCCAATCTTGGTGATTAATTCTGGTGGGGACTCTCCAAAGCCTCACTTAAAACATATACCCAACACATCTTTTTTAAATGCTCCAAACCTCTGGCATAAAAAAACTGGCTGTGGTGGCTCTTTTGGTCCTCGGTATTATGATTACTTGTTTGAATATGGTTTAAACGACAATTACACACATACATTACTTTTAGAGACAGATGTTTTAACAAACAGGGAGATAACTATCGAGCCTAAATATGCTATTAGCGGCCCTAATAACCATTGCGGTCATAATGAGCATATTTTATATGACTACTTAAACATAAACGACAACAGAATACATACTGGCTGTGGAGGCACGATGTTTAGTTTAGACTATTTTAAAACGATAAGCGAGCGAGACTATAACTTTTTTAAAGATATTTTTGAAAAGTTTCCTGCAAATTATTTCGCGGATTTAATATCTACATTAGCGGCTAGAAAAAATAATCTTTCTTTTGGGCATTGGGAAGAAGTCTCGAATATTTCGCATCATATAGTAAATAATCGATTAGTAAACGTCAATATGGACGCCACTTTAGTCCACAATTATAAAGTATGAAAAAAGCAAAAATAGTTGGATGTGGATTATCCGGTATTACTGCTGCAATCCTTTTAAAAGAAAAAGGTTACGATGTAAAAATTTTTGAAAAACGAAATCACATAGGTGGAAATTGTTTTGATAGCAATTTGTGTGGGACGATGGTCCACAATTATGGGCCTCACATTTTTCACACTGATGACGAAGAGGTCTTTGAATTCTTGAGCCGCTACACAGAATGGATTCCATTTAAACACCAACCAAAAGGTGAAACAGAACTTGGTTTAATTTCACTACCCTATAGCAAAAAAACAATAAAAGAAATAGGGAAAGAGTTGTCTACAGAAGAAATTGAAAAATACTTATTTAAAGACTACTCAGAAAAACAGTGGGGCATCCCCTTTGATAAAATACCAAAAATAATAACTAACAGGATACCAGACACTGCAAGTATGGAAGATCCTACTTGGTTCAAAAATCAAAAATACCAATGCCTCCCAAAGAACGGTTACACTGAAATGATGAAAAAAATGCTAGAAGGTATTAACACCCAACTATCTTGTGAGGACGAAGATTGGCAAAATTACGAATCCGATTTGACGGTTTATACTGGTAAAATAGATCGCTTTTATGATTACAAATTCGGAAAGCTGCCTTATAGATCTTTGACTTTTAAACATACTGTAACTGGAGAAAAAATGCCCCATCTCGTTGAAAACTCAAACACTAAAAAAAATTCCTACACCAGAAAGTATGACCATAGCCATTTTGACCCAAACCATAACCAAAATACAACTGTTGTGACAGAAGAGTATCCAACGGAATACGACGGTAAAAATATTCCTTTTTATCCAATACATTTTGGTGAATCTAGTAAATTAGCGTCAAAATATATTGAATTATCTAAATCTGAGAATAATATAATTTTTGTCGGCAGACTTGCTACATACAAATACCTAGACATGTGGATGGCTATAAAACAAGTAATGTTGAAGTTAAATAACATATAAATATGAAGAAAGTAATTATCACAGGAGTTACAGGTCAAGATGGCTGATTACCTCTTGAAGAATACAGAGCGTAATATTATTGCTGGAGCCTGTCTACGCCGTGGCTTAGGGTTACCCCTATTTCTCAGTGATTGACTTGATGGCCTAACCCGACTATATTCGGCCTATGCCAGCGTTGACTGTCAAGGCCGTAACCAAAGCCTTATCCGACTATGTCCGCCCCGATGAGGATATCGTGGCGAAATTGAACATGGTCATGCCCCGCCTATACGCGATGGGGATGTGGCGGGATCTTCTGTATGACTGGTCTATCGAGACCACGAACGACTATTTTGCGTTACCGGAACACGCTGACAGCCTTTTAGGGGCTATGTTGCAGAACTCTCCGGTAGAAGCGCAGTCTCAGTGGCACGATTACCGGATCTCTGGCTACGCCAGCGGCGGCCCCGCGCCCATTTTCGGCGTGATCGACGACGGGTTTCACCCCACTAAAGAAGAAATATCTTATCCCAGCTCTGCTTATACCATCTCCATAAAAGCGATCCCGATACCGTCTAGTACTGCGTTACCCATTGAAGGAGAGGTTTCTATTGACATGGTTATAGGGCTGAATCGTTTAACTAGTACTGTCTCTTTCGATGCTACGGATGTCCTGAGTCTGCAACTGAGCCGAGAGTTTACTAGCAAAACTGAGCCTATTGAAATTAAGAATATCTCATATTACGGTATTCCAGAGAAAATACACATCGTCGCTGAAGTAACCTCCGGTGGTGTCGCCACATCAACCACCCTAGCAGAGATCAAAGGCGACGGAGTAGCTCGCTACCGCCGATTTAGGTTCTCCAACAGCAGCGGAACGACTCAGAACGTCAAACTACTACTCAAACGAGCATGGGAGCCTGTCCTGACGCAGGACGACATCATGTATTTAGGCAACCTCAATGTCATCAAGCACGGCCTTTTGGGTATGTTGGCAGAGGACAACGCCGATTTGGAACGCGCCCAGTATCACTGGACGATCTGCCGACAGCTTCTCGATGAGGAACTGGACGCCACCAGAGGAGCCGCGAAGCCTAAAGTCACCCTAAAACCAGCAGGAAACAATTTCAACACCCCAAACATTATCTAACTCATGACTAACAACATCGACAAACAATCCTTCGGCCAGAGCGGAGCGACTGTAGTTACAAACACTGCCGCTACTGCGGGAGATTTCTGTGCCATTCAGGTTCTGGAAGAAGCTAACTTCAGCGCAATTACTTGGCCTCAACTGACTGGAACTTTGACCGGATTTGCCATTCCTGCCGGAACGGTTATCTACGGTCAGATTACCTCTTTTACCTTAACCTCTGGTAAGGTTCTCGCATACCACCAAGTATAACGACACCATGTCTCGGTTCGGTCTCAGCTTAGGTCTAACTACGGGTAGTCCGCTATCCCCATTCGACCCCTTATCCCTCAACCCGATCCTTGCGTTTGAGGCGAGTAGGTCAATGCTGGCGGCTGGTGGCGGGGCAGCAGGAAACCTCGACCTCGTCGCCACTCTGGATAACCTCGTTAGTGGTGGAGTGGATGCGACTCAGACTACAGCGACTTATCAACCCCGCGCACACGTTCCAGTAGGAGGCGGTCATCTGTATCTCCCCTCTGCCAGTGGTAATTCGGCAAGCGTCACGTTCCCCTCTATTGCAGCCTCCGAAGATTTTGTGCTCGAAATGGATGTCTATCTGGAGTCTGCAACAAGCTTTCATCTTGTTTCTGGAGCGGCGTCTGAAAGTAGACTAGCCGTTCATAACGGGTATTTTTACTTTTCCCATAACGAATTTCAAGCGTTGTCCTCGTCTATAGCTACTGGAGCCTCTACCTTAACTGTTGAGCGAAGTGGCAGCACGATAACCCTTAAACAAGACGGCGTTACCAAAGCGACGAAATCTTCTGGTGTCTCGGATAATTCTTACGCATTTACGCACCTCTCATTCAACCAGCAATACACCACTTCAATCCTTGGCATAAACGGCCACATCAGGACAGCCACGCTCTCCGTTGCCGGAACTGAAGAGCTGAATATTGATTTTAGCAACGCCACACATGGCGCGTCATCCTTCGTTTGCTCCACGGGACAGACGGTTTCCATCAACAAATCCGGTCTCGATCCTGCAACCATTATTCGACGGCCTGTAGCCCGATTCGATGGCGTTGATAATTACATTAGTGGAACTTTTGGCGCAGATGTTAATACCGCTCATGCGTTCATTAAGTTTGCTGTAAATGGAGACACTTTCAATAACACGGCTCCAACAACCCTTGCTTTGTATCGCACACAACACTGGGAGACAAACGCTGCCATCCTATACTCCGGCAACGGCACTACAGGCACGAACGGTAGGACATTTATCGCCACTACTGTTATGTCTCAGTCAGGTAAATGGAACGACGATAACGGAACGATAGTCGCGGAAATCAGTATCTCTGACGGTGCTCATTTTTCAAAGATCGACAACGCTTCCCTCCAGACGGATAGCAGGGCGTATTCTCTAAACGCGAGCAAATTCCGCATTGGTGCGGGGTCAACAAGTGGTCACGCCCCGATTGACGTTGAGCAGATTTACCTTTTCGACCGAGTTCTCTCTGATACCGAATCAGCTAAAATGTATAACTACGTCAGTAAATAATGAACGAAGAAGAAACCCCCTTGACTGAACTTGAGCAAGACCAACTTAACACTGGCTTTTTCTTTTTCCTCGCCACACCGGAAGTTTACCCTACGCTGTCTGGCTACGTGGACAACTCGCGTGGTTTTCCTATTTCAGGTGAAAAAGCATCTACGCTTAGAGGTATCCCGCCAGCCGAAGAACTCATGACTACCACCGATGGAAGTGGACAGCTAATGCTTCAACTTTCTCACTGGAGAGTTACCTCTGATGACCTCGCCGTCCTTGAGCCATACATCGATCAAGGAGACGTATCCATCGTCACGGAGTTGGAATGGCTTTCTGTTAGACCTGAGCCTACTGAGGAAATTTAAACGAAACATTCCCGTAATAGAAACTAGAATTCAATGTTCCAACACATTACACACCCAATCTCCGGTATCCTAGCATCCATATTCGTTTTTATGTCTACGCTGCCTGAAAATATCAACGTAATCATCCAGATGGTCTCAGCTTTTCTCGGCTTGATCATCGCCGTCCTCTCTGCTATAACGGCAGTTGAGAAATTCCGCAACCGTAAGAAAAATGATTAACTACATCATCGAAAACAAAGAACAGCTCTTCGGGGTTGTTACCGCCGTCATCGCAGCCGCATCAGCTATCGCTGCCCTCACCCCAACGCCAGCAGACGATACCTTTATCGGTAAAGCCTACAAGGTTATCGACTGGCTCGCGCTCAACGTGTTCAAGGCTAAAGATAAGTGATTAGGTTGCTCACTGAGTTAATCAAGGCATACGTCGCTATGATTAACTGGAAAAGAAGAAGATACGTTTATGAACTGGAAGACGACATTGATGATCTTGCCGCTGACGGTTCTCCTGCTGCAAAGCTGCGGATCGAACGCTTGGCAAAGCGACTCAAGTTTGAACGAGAGCGCATTACTCGATCCCCCGACCGTGACTCTGATTGACGGGGCCACGTATCAGTTCGTAGAGGGCCAGCTAAAAGGACGAGGCCAGAAGTTTCACAGCGACTACTCTTATCGTCGCGCAATCATAATCGGCAAATGAGTCCAAGCCAAATACTCGACAAGATATTAGAACTTGTGTCCGCTTACAAAGCGGCTAAAGCCGTCAAGCGTAAGAAGGTTAGGAAGCTCAAGAAAGTAGCCATCTGTGTGGGCCACAGCCGGATCGGCGACAAAGGAGCCACTTCCGTCGGCGGCGTAGACGAGTGGACTTACAACAAGAAAGTAGCAGACCTGCTGAAGAACCACCTGCGCCACCAAGGAGTCCAATCCGTTGTGTTCGATGACTATCCGTCGGAGAGCTACGGCGGTGCGATGGACTGGTTAGGCGAAAGCGTCGCGAAGGAGAAGTGTGACATCGCGATTGAATTGCACTTCAACAGCTACTCAAGCTCGAAAGCAGAGGGCTACGAATACCTGTATTACCACACCAGCAACAACGGTCGCCGTCTGGCTGAGTGTTTCCGAGAAGCCCACGCTGAGACTTTTAAAGTGCAGTCGGATAGAGGGATCAAGCCGATTGAATCAGACGGTCGCGGGGGCGGGTTCTTGAGGAGCGTGCCACCACCAGCCGTGATCTGCGAGCCTTTCTTCGGTAGCTGCCCAAAGGAATGGGTTCTATTTGATGTGAAACACGCACTACTAGCCGACGTATACGCACAGGCAATCGTCAGCTACTTTAAAAACGCATGAGGGACTACCAAAAAGAATACGACAACTACCATAGCAAGCCGAAACAGAAAAAGAATCGGGCTAGCCGTAATGGCGCACGCCGTAAAATGAAGAAGATCTTAGGGAAGCGGGTCAAGGGCAAGGACGTTGACCACAAAGACGGCAATCCTAGAAACAACTCACGCGGAAACTTACGACTACTCAGTAAATCAAGTAACAGATCAAGAAAGTGAAATCCTTAAAATCAGTCATGATCGCGGGTCAGCGGATCAAGATCCATAAGACTGAGTTAGAGGGTTGCTACGGACAGTATCTTCATGAGAAACGAATAATCCAGTTACACAATAAACTCCCAGAACACGAAATCATCCCTACCCTACGCCATGAAATGTTGCACGCCGCTTTCCACATCGCTGGTATTTCGTTCTGCGAAAACTTTGAAGAAGAAGCCTGTGTCCGCTGTATTGATGAAGTCTTCTTTCCAGCCTACGAAAGAATCCTTAAACGCCTAAAGTAATGCCAGATCCCGTATTAGTAGCACCCAACAAAAAGCCCTACAGTTTTTCAAAGCTAGCAGAAGAAGTTAAGAGCAAAGAAGGGTTCGTCGCCAAGCCTTATAAAGACTCCAAAGGATATTGGACTGTCGGTTACGGTAGCCTCATTGGTGATGGTAGTGACGCCGCTTATAAGAAGTCACCCTACTACACTGGCAAGATTACGATGGGGAAGAGCGGCATCGCGGATAAAGCCGATCTTTCTGGTAAGTCCGTCACGGAAGAAACCGCTAGAGCCATGATGATGAAATCGATTACCGATAAGGCGTCGCGTGCGATTAAATCAGATATGCTTGGCGACAAGTTCTTTGACCTTTCTCCAGACCTTCAAGACGCCGCGATTTCATCTGTTTATAGAGGAGGCTTGTCCGGCTCACCTAAAACGATGGAGAACATCCGAGAAGGTAAATTTACTGAAGCCGCTAAAGAATTTCTCGATAATGACGAATACAAAGCAGCTAAAGAATCCGGTTCAGGCGTAGCATCCAGAATGGAGCTTCTCGCTAACCTTCTGAAAGAGGAAGCGAAGAAGAAAGCATCGTTCGCAGAACGAGTAGAACAGAGAGTATCTGAATGAAGAAGAAAAGCAAATCCAGAGTAAATGAGGCAGGCAACTACACGAAGCCTACGATGAGGAAGCGTCTATTCAACTCAATCAAAGCAGGGACTAAAGGCGGTAAAGCAGGTCAATGGTCCGCACGAAAAGCACAACTTTTAGCAGCACGATACAAAAAAGCCGGAGGAGGCTATCGAAATTAACTAAAACCCAACCCTAGAGAAACAGATGAAGAAAGACTTCAAACCACACATGATGTACGACAAGAATGGCAAAGGCTACAAGGCTAACACCTACGAGCAGCACCTTGCCATGAAGAAGAGAGGCTACGGACACACTAAGCCGTCTACTAAAAAGAAGGCTAAGAAGATAATCCGTAAACGCGCCAAACCCCAATCCGGTTACTAATGCCCAAGAAAGCTTCACAGAGATCCCTCGACAACTGGACACGGGAGAAGTGGGGAACCAAGTCAGGTAAGCCGTCGCTCAAAACGGGCGAGCGGTATTTACCGAAGGCTGCGCGTGAAGCTTTGACTGACGAGGAATATGCCCGAACCAGTCGCAAAAAACGTAAAGGCATGCGTAAGGGCAAACAATACGTCAAGCAGCCGAAAAAGATCGCGGAGAAGACCGCGAGATACAGGAGCAAAAAGAGGCTCCTGAAGAAAGCGCGTAAGCGCAAATCATGAGTCGTTTCATACTCTACAAACCTACGCCAGAAGATGTCGCGGAAGCGTGCCGAAGATCCGATGCGTTAGGTGAATTGAGGACATCATTCACTAACGGCAAAGGAAACATGACTGGCTTCTTGGGTGAGGTCGCTTTCGAGAATACCTTCAAGCAGTTCGACTACGTCGGAGACAAGTCCTTCACCCACGACTACGAATACAAGGGTCTCAAGGTTGACGTTAAGGCCAAGAGCTGCACCACCCCGCCTAAACTGGACTACAACGCTTCAGTAGTCAGAACCAAATTTAGTAAGTTTGAGGCCGACATATACTTCTTTATGCGGGTCCACAAAGGTCTACGTAAGGTATGGCTCTGCGGGTGGACTCCTAAGAAGACGATCATCCATAAAAAACGATTCGATAAGAGAGGATCGCTAGACAAAGACGGGTTCCGTTTCAAGGCTGACGGATACAACATCGAGATCAGGAAGACTCGTAGGCCCGACGCTTTCGAGTCACTCTTCCTCCGGCGGTAGTTTTTTGTGGTGGATGTGGCCCGTCTTTTTAAAGAAGGGTCTTATGCCGTTTGGTGCTACGAGTTCGATGAACTCACTAAGTGGCGCGTCCGCGTAAAGGTCTATAGTTGATGGGTCTCCCCCGACTTCTTCTATGGCTTCACGCAGATCCAGCCAAAATTCACCGCAAAGCTCCTGCCTCCTCATGTCCTCGTTTGTCATCCGAAGTATAACCTATATCGTATTTCTCACTTAGGTCAATGCTCCATAACTTACCTCCCCCTTGTCCTTGGGACATGACGGGCCGGATCTTGTTATTGACCCGACTAGCTTCTTCTAGAGTGATCATACCTCTTCGGCAGAACTCCAGATTACGAGAAGAACCAACGTCACGACCGTTGTTTAGTTCATGCACCATCACCTGAAACTCAGTCAGAGTCCCGCTCCATTTACCCATGTCAGGGTAAATCTCACGGCAACGCTTGGCGAAGAACTCGACCAACTCCGCGATGGAACTGCGACTGCTGTTGTCGTAAGCGGCGTCCGCGATGGTGGGGTCGATGTATGACTTAACCCCAAACCTACCAACGTCCTCGACTTCTTTAGGAACTTTCCAGTCGAGCAGGAACTTACCTAAGTGGGGCAGCTCTTGTTCGATGGTAGCCTCTAGCTGGGAGTTAGCCGGAAAACTATTAGTGGACTTATTGCTAATCAACAAAGCCATGAGCTTATCGCGGTTACTGGTATCCAGAGACGGGATCACTGACAGTGAGTTTGCGTCCATGTTCAGCGACAGGGTAACTCGGCCTGTCCAAGGAATCGACATGGCGTCCGCATACTTGGCCATATATTCAACTCTCGGATTGGCTACCGCACGCTTGAGAAGTTCGGTCGCACGTCTCTGGTCTTGGAAGCTAGCTGCCGAGGTCGTATCGTCAATAACCCATGAGGCGACACGACCTAAGTCTTTGTTGAACTTCGTCTGACCTGACAGGTAGTCAGACGCATCAGAGAAACCCCCTACAAGGCCACTGATAATTTTGTTCGACAATAGCGACTTGCCGCGACCTGTCGGCCCGACCAGCAGCAGAGCTTGTCCCTGTAAGGGAACCCTATCCAAAACCGCAGTATAGAAACGCTGCAACCATGAGTAAAAATAATCTAAGGCGGGGTTCTTTGAACTGTTTGCGAATAGCTGATTCAGCCATTGGTGCAGGAACGGCCACTTGGCTGGATCTCCATCCGAGTCTGGCTCCACTGGAACTAGGTTAGAGCAGTTGAGAATACGGGTAGCATTATAGGACACAATGCGGTCACTTGAGAACACCACAGGTGCGATCTCATCGATCCGATTGTTGTTACTAACTGTCAGGAGAGCTTCCTCGACCTCGCTGATCGCCCTACCTCTCCTGACCCTGACAGAGAACCCCGCTTGCCGAAGTTCTAGTAGGAGTTGCTCTTTCGGTATCGACACGGCGTTTCCGTATAGGAGCTTGAAGAAGGTCTTACCATTGAACCAGTATTCGTCGAGTAGGGTAGACAACTTCTTGGTCTCGTAGTCTTTGACAAACGAACCGCCGAAG